TCGGGGACCAGCTTTCCCCCAAGCCTCCCCGACAGGCCAGCGGCTTTGTCCCCCACAGGGACGCTGGCCAATTCCCTCGGCAATGCCGAACCGGAAGAACCAATCCAATGGACGAAAAAGAAACCGCAAAAATCGGACAGGGTAAACCTGGGCCGGGGAGGCCGAAGGGCGTTCCAAACAAGAACACAACGCTTCTCAAGGACGCAATCCTGAAGGCTGCCACGCAGGCGGGGGGCGGAGAGGACGGGCTGGTCCATTACCTTGAGAAACAAGCCAAAGATAACCCGGGGCCGTTCCTTGCGCTCTTGGGCAAGGTTCTGCCGATGCAGGTTGTTGGCGAGGACGACGGACCGATTATGACGGTCACTCGGATCGAGTTGGTTGGTGTCCGCCCTACAGATTAACATCCCCGACAAGCTTGTCCCGGTCTTTACCGGGGATGCGATGTACCGGGGCTCCTACGGGGGGCGTGGGTCAGCCAAGACCAGAACATTCGCAAAGATGGCCGCTGTGCGCGGTGCGATGTTCGCAGATGCCGGCGTGACCGGTGTGATTGTCTGCGGCCGTGAGTTCATGAACTCACTGGATGAAAGCTCACTGGCTGAGGTCAAGGCCGCCATTTCGGAAGAACCGTGGCTGGCTGCAAAATATGAGGTTGGCGATCGTTATATCCGCACCAGGGACGGGCGGGTTGAGTTTGTATTCATTGGTCTCCGCCGCAGCCTTAACAGCATCAAGTCGAAGTCCCGTATTCTCATTCTCTGGGTTGACGAAGCCGAGGAGGTTTCGGAATCGGCGTGGATCGTTGTCGATCCTACAGTCCGTGAGGAAGAATCGGAAATCTGGGTCACATGGAACCCAAAGCGCAAGAACAGTGCGACGCACAAGCGATTTCGGCTGGACCCTCCGCCGAAGTCCAAGATTGTCCAGATGAATTGGCGGGACAATCCGTGGTTTCCGGCAACGTTGGAACAGAAGCGGCAGACCGACAAAGAGAAGCGGCCCGAGCAGTACGGACATATCTGGGAAGGGGATTTCGCTACCGCGATAGCTGGCGCGTATTTCGCTGGCGGCCTCGTCGCCGCTCGTGATGAGGGCCGGATCGGAAAGGTCCCCAAAGACTCACTGATGAGGTTGCGAGCATTCTGGGATTTGGGCGGGCGCGGGATGAAGTCCGACGCTACCGCGATCTGGATAGCTCAATTCGTCGGTCATGAAATCAGGGTGCTGGATTATTACGAGGCTGTAGGTCAGCCGATCGGCTCCCATGTCGATTGGATGCGGTCGAAGAAATACGACAAGGCTTTGTGTGTCCTGCCGCATGACGGCGAACCGCCCAGTCCTATTGCCGATGCGAGCTGGCAGACCGCGCTAGAGACTGCCGGGTTCGAGACAGAGGTTATTCCAAATCAGGGTACTGGGGCTGCTCGGCAACGCATCGAGGCGGCAAGGCGCTGGTTCCCACGGATCTGGTTTAACGAGGCCACGACCGAAAGCGGGCGTGACGCGCTGGGCTGGTATCACGAAAAGAAATCGGACGATGACCGGGATGTAGGGCTTGGTCCTGAACACGATTGGTCGAGCCACGGCGCCGATGCGTTCGGCCTGATGTGCATCACATACGAAGAGCCGCGCTCAACAGTCACAGCAAAAGAGCCCGATTACGATTGGGTTGTCTGAGGAGATAACATGGCCACGCTTTGGGTTCGTGAATACACGGCAACGGGCGACGCCGGCTCGTCCCGTGCTGCTGGCGCAGGTAAGGCACAGATCGCGCAAGAGCCCGGCACTGATCAAACGCCGGTCACGTTTACGACCTCGGCGCAGTCTGCTGCGTTTGCATCTGGAACGAAATATATCGGCATCATCGGCAGCGGTCCATTCCATTACGTGGTTGCTGCCAACCCTACGGCCACCACGGGCGCGCTTAAGGTGCCCGCTGATACCCTGCTGTTTATTGGTGTGACAGAGGGCCTGAAGATCGCGGCGATTGCAGCTGCGTAATGGCTGAAAAACTCGACGGCGAGGAGCTAAAGGCTCTTCTCTCGAACGAAATCCGTTCGGCCGTCACCTACGACGATACCGAGCTATCCGGCAAGCGCGCAAGGGCCATGGAGTATTTCCGTGGCGTCATGAGCGATACGCCGTCGATGCCGGGGCGCTCATCGGTTGTTTCAAAGGACGTTGCCGACACCATTGGCTGGATGCTGCCCGGCATTATCCGGGTCTTTACCGCGTCCGACCAGATGGCGATTTACGAGCCGATGCGGCCCAATGACGAAGAGTTCGCAAAGCAGGCTACTGACTATTGCAATTTCGTATTCATGAAGGACAACCCCGGCTACCGGGTTCTTTGGAACGCAACGCACGACTCGCTACTGCTTGGTAACGGCATCGTCAAGCATTGGTGGGACGACAAGGAAGAGTGCGAATACACTGAACACTCCGGCCTGACCGAGGAACAGATTGCGGTCATCATGTCGGAGGGCGATGCCGAGATAGTCGCCCAGAAGCAGGGCGAGCCGCAGATGGTCGGCGTTCCCGATCAAATGGGGAATATCGTTCCGTTTCAGTTGCCGACCTTTGACGTGAAGGTCAAGCGCGTCACCAGGAATGGCAGGCTGCGGGTTGAGTGTATCGAGGCCGAGGACTTTCTGCTCGACCGATACGCAACCACGATTGAGGAGGCGCGGTTCTGCGCTCACCGGGATCACGTCAGCCGCTCCGACCTGATCGAGATGGGCTTTGACCGTGAGTTGGTCGAAAGCCTGCCGGTTGATCGGTTATCGACCATGCAGCAAGAGAAGCTTGCGCGGGACGAGGACTCGCAACTCTATTTCAACATGGTCGGCCATGAGTCGATGATGTTGGTTGAGTTGTACGAATGTTATGTGAAGGCTGACGTAGACGGCGACGGTATCGCAGAGACAATCCGCGCGTTTTATGCAGGGGCGTCCGGTGCCGGTGAGTTGCTGGATTGGGAAGTCTGGGAGGATGACGTCCCTTTCAGTGATATCCCGTGTGAGCCTGTGCCGCACCGCTGGGACGCTCGGTCGATATCTGACGATGTTGACGACATCCAGCGGGTTAAGACCGTTCTCACGCGCGGCTATCTCGATAACACCTACTGGAACAACAGCCCGCTGACGTTTGCCGAGGAAGGCTCGGTCATCAACCCCGACATGCTGCGTTCGCCCAAGTTCGGCGGCACGGTGTGGCTGAAGAAGGGTTCGACGCTCCCGCCAACACCGCTCCCCGTTCCTTATGTTGGCGACAAGATGTTGCTGGCCCTCCAGCACTTCGACAACGTGCGGGAAATGCGGACGGGCGTGTCTCGTTCCACAATGGCGCTCGACCCTGAGGCGTTGCAGAACCAGACCGCGACGGCCAACCAAAACCAAAAGGACTCGGCCTATTCGCAGATTGAGTTGATCGCTCGCAACCAGGCCGAACTCGGCTGGCGGCGTGTGTTCCGGCAGATTCTAAAGCTGATTGTCAAGCATCAGGACAGGCCACGGACGATCCGGCTTCGCGATGAATGGGTTGAGATGGACCCGCGCTCGTGGAACGCGAATATGGATGTCCAGATCAACATCGGGCTCGGCACAGGCTCGCGTGATCGCGACATGGCGATGCTGAGTCAAATCCTGAACGTGCAGGTCATGATGACCGACCGGCTTGCACAGGGCGGGTTTGGTGCCAAGGCTGTCGAGATGGTGCCGAAGATCAATCTGACTGCGACCAAGCTGTGCGAAAGCGCGGGCATTAAGAACCCGGAACAGTTCTTCCTCGATATCAAGGACGAGGAAGTCGAGCAGATGAAGCAGCAGGCTTCACAGCCCCCGTCCGACCCAAAGATCGAATTGGAGAAGGAAAAGCTGCAAGCTGACATGGAAATGAAGCAGGCCGACATGCAAATGCGCGGTCAGGAATTGCAGGCCAACGCGGCCATTGATGAGCGCGGCGACATGCGCAAGGCCGAGATTGAGCGGATGCAGGCCGAGGCCGATATTGCGACCAATGACCGCAAGATGCAGGCCGAGATGATGATGGCCGAGCGCAAGTTCGAGCTGGACCGCGAATTGAAGATTCTGGAGTTCCAGCTAAAGCAGCAGATGCAGCAGGAAGAGCTTGCGATGCGCCGGGAGCAGCATGCACAGCAGATGGAGGCTGGCGTGTTCAAGACGATGCAAGGCCAAGAGGCGCACAGCCAGAAGATGGAAGCGGCGAAGTCAAAGGGTGCTGAGTGAGCGCCCATCTCGCCAAGGAAGCGGCAAGGCTCCAAGCAGACGAACTATTCAACAAGGCACTGGACGCTATCCGCGCTGATGCGCTGGACACTTTGGCGTACACGCCTGCCGAACACACGACCGACATCCTGCGCCAACAGCAGCGGGTGGCTGTCGTAGACGAAATTCGCGCGACTCTGGACCGCTACATCATCGCGGTTGAGCCTGCCGAAGAAACCAGCTCCTACGCTTAGGGCCGCTGGATAATCCAAAGGAGACTAAATGTCTGACACCAACCTCGCGCCAGAGGGCGCGACTGGTATTGACGAGGCGTTGACCGAACAGGGCGGCGCTGATGCCATTCTCGATCTGTTGCCGGACCCGGAAACGGACCTCCAGGAAGATCAGGGCCAAGACAAGGGCGAACCAAAGCCGGAAGAGAAATCCGAGGATGACCTTCTAGCCGAGGCAGTAGCCAACGAGACCGAACCCGAAGAAGGGAAAGACGGACCGGACGACTACGAGTCAGGACGCTTCGCTGCCGATACTGCGAAAGTGAAACTGAAAGACGGGTCAACGATCTCCGTTCAAGACCTGAAACGCGGTTATCTCGCACAAGCTTCTTTCACTCGCAGCACGCAGGAAGTCGCCAAAGAGCGCGAAGTCCTGACGCAAAAAGCTGCCGAAGTGGAAACCGTCGCTCGCACCTTACAGCAGCAACGGGATTTTCTCTTACAGGCGTCGCAGCAGTTCTTACCGCAGCCGCCGGATGAATCGTTGCTGGACAATACGTCGCCCAGCTTCGACCCGATCCGGTACATGTCTGCCAAGGCTGACTACGAGAAAAAGGTCCAAGCCCTTCAACAGATGCACCAGATGTCGCAGGCCGAGCAGGCCCGCATGGCACAGGAGCAACAGGGGCAGACGCAGCAAAAGCGCAACCAGGAAGCCCAGAAGCTTCTCGAAGTCATGCCCGAGCTAAGTAAGCCGGACGTGTACAACAAGTTCTGGGCCGAGTCGGTTGATACCATGTCCGAATATGGTTTCTCGGCTGAGGAACTGAACGGGGCATTGGATCATCGGCTCTACAAGGTTTACCGCGATCTAGCGGCATACCGAAGGGCGCGCAGTCGGCTTCCGGCGGTCAAAGAGGCGGTGCAATCCAAGCCCGTCATGACCGGCAAGAAGCGCATGGACCCGCAAGAGAAGTCATCCCGTGAAAGGCAAGTGAGGCACGAGCAACTGCGCAAGACCGGCTCATTGGAAGCCGGGATTAGCGCGCTCATGGACCTTGATCTTTAACGGAGGGCCAAATGGCTCAGATTACCAACACCTATGAGTCCTACGACGCCGTAGGAAATCGGGAAGAGCTGGCAGACAAGATTTACCAGATCACCCCGGAGGAGACCCCGTTCCTGTCCCTGATCGGCCGCAAGTCCGTCGCCTCCACTCATCCTGAGTGGCAGACCGACGCGCTTGGTTCGGTTGACATGGACAACAACCAGCCGGAAGGCAACGACTGGTCCTATGCTGCGATTTCCCCGACTGCTCGTGTGGGTAACTACACGCAGATTTCGGACAAGCGCATCATCATCTCGCGCACCCAGGACAAGACCTCGAAGGCTGGCCGCAAGTCGGAACTGGCCCGCGAAGTTGCGAAGAAGGGTGTCGAGCTGCGTATCGACATGGAAGCTATTGTCCTGTCGAACCAGGCCTCGTCTGCTGGTACTGGCGACGGCGCAACCAACCGCAAGCTTGGCGGAATGCGTGCGTGGCTGGCCACCAACGATAACATGAACGGCGGCACGTCGGGCGGCTTCAACAGCGGCACGGGCGTGGTCGATGCGGCCGCCAACGGTTCGCAGCGGGCCTTTACCAAAGTCATCTTGGACTCGGTGATCCTGTCCGCCTACAACGCGGGCGGTTCTCCCAAGACCCTGATGGTTTCGCCGTATGTAAAGACGGTGTTCTCGACCTTCATGTCGGACTCGAACACTGCTTTGCAGCGGTTCGCGGCCAACGGCAAGGGCCAGACCACCATCGTCGCTGCGGCGGACATGTATATGTCGGACTTCGGCACGATCTCGGTTGTTCCGAACCGTCAGATGGCTCGTGCGGGTGCTACCGTTGCCCGTAACGCCTTCCTGATCGACCCCAAGATGGTTTCGCTCGGCGTGTTCGACGACATCCAGCTTGCGAAGCCCGCAAAGACCGGCGACGCCGAGAAGCGCGTGCTTGTGACGGAATACACGCTCCTCGTGTCGAACGAGGCCGCTCATGGTGTGGCTGCCGATCTCTACGGCATGACCTCTTCTAGCTAAGGAGATACGGATATGCCTGTTACTTACGTTCCTGTTACTGTGCCGGATGCCGCCGCCTATACGATCAAGGCGGACAATTCCGGTCTTATCCACTACATGCCTGACCTGGCGGCGGATTGCACGATTACGCCTCCGACTCCTCGGGCCGGGCTCTGGTTTGAGTTTGTCTACTCCGGTGCTGCGGCCGATGCGCATGACTGGATTTTTGATACCGGCACCAACACCCGGTATTATAAGGGTGGCGTTGTCTACAACCTGACCAGCGCGGGCGATACGGAGGACGAAGTTGTCTCGGTTATGAGCGACGGCAACTCCAATTCCAAGTTCACTGTTCTGACTCCCGAGGGCGGCACTCGTGTCCGCCTTGAGTGTGCAGACGGCGCGACATGGAACGTCTCCGGCGTTGTCATCTCTGCTGACCCGCCGACGTTCGGCGACCAGTAACCTACCTTACATCAATCGAGAGGGGCGGTCCTAGTGGCCGCCCTTTTCATTTTCGGAGACGTTTATGCATCCCGGCGTTCAGCCTAAGAAAGACAAAGACGTGGCAGACGAAAAGCTTTTCCCCGTCATCCTGAAAAAGAATTACATGCCGCTTGAGACCATGAAGTATGAAATCGTCGGCTATCTCAAGCCGAAGGTCGAGCGCAAGGATAGCGCCGGCAAAATGCTGCAAGTCGAGCCCGAGCAATTCATTGAGGGCGAGATGCATCCCCCGCCGCTTCCGGGGACGGGATTCCCTAACAAGATTTGGGCCGGGACGACTGTCAAGCTTCCGATTGAGGATGCAAAGATGCTCGTGTCCAAGGGCCTTGCAGAGCGCGCCGATGTCATCGCTGCCTGATCCTTCTCGGATTCCCGACGATCTATGGGAGTTTGAAGGGGTATCGAGCGACGGGCTGCGGCGTCACTACGTCTATTGGGTTGATAAGGCGAACGGGCTTGGATTTCGCAAGACCGAAAACCTTGTCGAGGGCGATCTGTTGGAAATGAACCGGCAACGCCTTAACGACTCCCAGACCGAGCGGTTTGGTGACGGAAAGATCATCGCCAGTGTCCCGTTGAACGTGTTTTACCGCGACTTTGCGAAGCGCCTCAAAGACGGCGACGAGGATTTCTCCAAGTGGTGGCTAGATCATGAAAAAAATCGCCCATATCGTACATTCCGGGGGCGGGTGTCATGATTAGCGCGGCGGCTGAGGCCAAAAATGGCTACCACGCCAACCACGGGCGGTCGTAATGGCTATCACGACCTACGCCGAGCTTCGAACGGCCATTGCAGACCATATGGCGCGGAACGACCTCACCAGTTACATCCCCGATTTTATCGTCCTGGCTGAGAACGTCCTGAACTTCGGCATGATGTCGGCGGAATACACGCTAGACCCGCTCCGGGTTCGGGATATGGAGACGGTTATTTCCCTGACGCCGACTGCCGGCGTTGTCACGCTGCCCAGTACATTTCTGGAACCGCGCCGTGTTGTCGAGGAGGCAAGCATTCGCCGGCCTCTGGAATATATCACGCCGGAGACGGTCGATTACTATTACCCGACCCGGCCAAGCGGGCTTTCGGCTCATTATACGATCATCGGGTCAAGCCTCTATATGTTCCCGCTGTCATCCAATGACATCGAGGTTCATCACTATCGGTCAATCCCGCCGCTTGCTTCGAACGACCCGAACTGGCTGCTGACGAAAAGCCCGAATATCTATCTGCGCGCTTCGCTGATGCAGGCGGCATTGTTCGTTAAGGATGATGCCGAGGCTACGAAACAGGGCATCATGCTCAAGGCGCTTGTCTCGGGCATGAACTCGTCGGGTGCAAGGGCAACCACGGTTGACGGCGGTGTCTACCTGACAGGGCCTACTCCGTGAGTCTGCCCTTCGGAGAATACCGGCCCGATGTATCGGATTACATGGGGCAGCATACCCGTAACCTTTTGAACGTGCTGCCGCGCGGGGATGGCTACGGGCCATTTAATGATTTCTCGCCTTATGGCGAGGCGCTTCCCGGCCCATGCCGGGGCTTTATCAAGGCGCAAAAGGCAGACGGGTCGGTTGCTATTTTCGCGGCAACGGAAACCGAGATTTATCTGTTCAATAACACTGATCTTGATTGGGATGTCGTGAGTAAGGACGGCGGGCCTTATACCGCTGTTCCCGCGACCGACCAGTGGCAGTTCATCCAGTTCGGCAATTACGTGATTGCGGTGCAAGTGAACGTGGTGCCGCAGTTCTTTGATCTTGCCACACCGACCGAGTTTGATGACCTGGCCGGATCGCCCCCGCAAGGCCGCTATATTTCGATTGTCGGCCGCTTTGCGCTGATGTCGGGACTGCTGACGTTCCCGCAGCGCATTCAGTGGTCCGGCCTAAACGACGTTACCAACTGGACGGCGGGCGTTAATTCGTCTGACTATCAGGATTTCCCAGACGGCGGTGTTGTTCGCGGTGTGGCGGGCGGTGAAGCGGGCGTTATCCTGCAAGACCTGTCCATTCGGCGCATGGTGTATGCGCCGGGTTCTCCGCTGATCTTCCAGATTGAGCGGGTGGCCGAGGATGTTGGCTTGCTCGCGCCTTATTCGCTTGTCCGGTCGGCTGATAAAATCTTCTTCCTGTCGTCCAAGGGCTTCATGACGCTAACCCCGTCTGGATACCCTGAGCCGATTGGGAAAGAGCGGGTTGACCGCACCATCATGGCGGATATCGACCAATCCAATCTCCATATGGTGCTAGGCGCGTCCGACCCGAAGTCGAGCCGGGTGTTCTGGGCTTACAAGTCTGTCTCAGGTGAGGCGGGGCTGTTCGATAAAATTCTTTGTTACGATTATGCGTTGAACCGCTTCTCCCTGACCGAAATGAGCGGGGAATTTCTCAGCACGCTATCGCAGCCTGGCATTACCTTGGAAGGTTTGGACACGATCTCGACCAGCATTGATGCGCTGCCTCAGTCGCTTGATTCCTACGCGGGTTCATCATTGCCAGAGGTTGCCGCCTTCGACGGGACGCACAATCTAGGCTTCTTCGGTGGCGAGACGCTTGAAGCCACGATGGAAACGCCGGAACATGGCGTTGAGGGCAAGCGCATCTTTGTGAGGGGCTTCCGGCCTATTACGGATGCGGCTGTAGGATACGGGTCGGCCTCACGTCGCGAGAACTTGCAGGACACGGCGACTTATACCGATGAGAGCCTGATTAACGGTCAGGGCTTTTGCCCGCTGCGGGCGTCAACGAGATTGTCTCGTGGAAAGCTTCGCATTCCGGCCGGCGAGGAATGGACCTTCGCATCCGGCATTGAGCACGACGTGGTGCAGGAGGGGACGCGATGACTGCGACCGTCCTTCAGCGTGAGGAAAAAGAACTCTCCAAGATTGTCGGCGCCATCCAGGAGTTGACCAAAGGCCGGTCTAACGCTGTTGGGACGGTGACGCTGACTGCAAGCGACACGACGACGGTTGTGACCGCGATGAATTGTGGCGCAGACTCCTACCCGATCCTGATTCCGCTGACTGCGAATGCGGCGGCAGCATTGGCGACCACATACGTTAGTTTGGTTTCCAATGGGTCATTCACACTCACTCACGCGAACAACTCGCAGACTGATCGCGATTTCGGATTTGTGTGCCTGGGGTAATATCATGAGCATTGCTCAGTTAAGGAAGCAGCTTTCGGACGTGCCGGGAGCTTCCAAGCTTTGTATGCGCTATGAGAACGGTGGCGCCGTTCAGGTGTTTTTCATCGACGACAAGGAAGCCCGCGTTAGCCCTAGTGCTGGTGTTGAGCAGATTCGCGCGGCCCTTCTTGAGGCCGTTGGTTGAGGCTTTTTTGCTGCCCGCCCGATATGGCCGGGGACTTGTGGCCGCATATTCGTTCAATGGTCGGGCAAGCCCCGGTCAAGACTGACATGGGGCGGCTGTCCGAACTCGACACGGATGTACTGTCGGGCCGGGCGTTATTGTGGGTCGCCCACAGCGATGGGCACGGGATAGAGGCCGCGACAGTCACACGGCTTGACCTGACCGAGCGCAGCAAGGTTTGCACGATCCTGGCGTGTGGCGGCAAGGGCCGGTCACGCTGGCTGCATCTGCTTTCTGGAATTGAAGCCTACGCCAAGGCCGAGGGCTGCGACGGCGTGAGGCTGTACGGGCGGCGCGGGTGGAAGCGAGCCCTCCCTGACTATCGAGAGATTGGAATCGTGATGGAACGAAAGCTATGAGCGGAGCTGGCACCAGTTCTCAGGAACAGACCACGCAGACGAAATCCAAAACTGACCCGTGGGAGCCGGCTGTGAAGCCGTTGAAGAAGGTCACGGCTGGCATTGCGGGGCAGGTTCCGAACTATCAAACGACCGCCAACGAGCAGTCCGCGCTCGATACCATTATGAAGAATGCCCAGGCGGGCAATCCTTATGTCGGGCAGATTCAATCGCTGGCGGGTGATCTTCTCGGCGGCGGCACTGACCGCACCGGCATGGTCAACGACGCTTATTCCAATTATCAGAAGCAGGCGCAGCCGTATCTTGATCAGAACTATCTCGACCCTACGTCCAATCCTGCTTTCAAATCCTACATGGACACGACGGCAAACGACATCCAGAACCGCGTCAATGGCATGTTTGCCGGTGCGGGGCGTGATTTGTCGGGCATGAATACGCAGACCCTTGCGCGCGGCATTACCGAGGGTACGGCGCCGATCTTCGCGCAGCAGTATAACCAGAATGTCGCCACGCAGCGCGGCATGATGGACAACCTCTATAATGCTGGGGGTCAGACGGCTGGGCTGTTGTCCGGTCTCGATCAGACCGCGCTCGGCAACCGTGCAACTGGCGTTGGCGCGGCTCAGGAAGCATTGAACGCGCAGAACTCCGGCGCCAATTCAGTGTTGCAGGCCGAGGCAATGCGGCGCGGTCTCCCATTGCAGAACCTCCAGCAGCTTTCTCAACTGTTGCTTCCGATTGCGGGCGCGGGGCAGCAAACGCAAGGCACGGCGAACAGCCAAGGCACGAGCACGATGTCGCCGGTACAACAGGCGATGGGGTGGACATCGGCAGTCAGTAATCTGTTCCCGAAAGCTCCGGTGCGATAATGGCGGGCATTCTTGGCGGCCTATTCGATCCCGGACAATATACCGGGCTGCTTGGCGACGTTCAGCGCTGGCAGCGTTCGCCTGAGCAGGCGCAGCAGGCGTTTCAGGAACCGACCAGTTCGTATCAGTACGGCGGTCAGATGGTGCCGGTATTTGGGCAGCCCCCGCAGCAGCCGGAAGTCTCTGCGCAGAGCCGTATTCCGCAGCAGGCAATGCAACAGCCTCAACAGATGCAGCCGCCCGTTCAACCGCAGCAGCCCGGCATGGGCGACCGTATGCGCGCCGGGTTTGAAGGCTTTGTAGAGAACGCTCATACCGGGCCGCTCGGCGCGGTGTTGGGCGGGGTGATGCGGGCCACGTCCGGCAGCGGCACCAACGCGACCGAAAAATTGCTGATGACAAAGGGTGGGCTTGACCAAGCCACGGCGCGGGCTGTGATGCGCAATCCTACCCTGATGTCCGCGATTGCTCCGCAGTTGTTTGGTTCTAGGGACCGAACCGACGACATCAAAGAATTTGAATATGCCAAGACGCAGGGCTTTAAGGGCGGGCTGCAAGACTGGATGGCCCAAAAGCGGGGCGGCGCCGGCGAGTATAGTTTGACGCCAGTTTTCGG